CCAGCAGCACCTAAATCTCCACCGAAAATTACACCACGAGCGCGGACGCTAACACGGACGGAGCCGGAACTCAACACCAAGATCGGTCGCATCCTTGCCAGGCTGCACGACCTGACCCCTTATACACCGCAGCAAATCAAGAGCAGAAAGCGGACCATTGACGTGTCGCGAGCGCGCCAGGCTGTCATGCTGGCGGCGCGGAAATGCGGCGGTCTTTCGACGGCCCAGATCGGCCGCGCCCTCGGCAATCGCGATGGTTCGACAACGCGCCACCTGATCGACGTGGCGCGCTACATATACGACCACAACCCCGACTTTGCGCAACTGGTTGACCGTCTGGTCGAGGCAGGTGGGGCGTGAGCATCTCGGTCCACCACGCACGCATGGAGGAATGGCTGGCCGCATATGACGGTCCGCTGTTCGATTCATGCTGCACCGACCCGCCCTATCACCTGACCAGCATAGTCAAGCGGTTCGGCAAGGCTGGCAGCGCAGCGTGCAAGGAAGGCGCGACGGGTGCCTATGCGCGCGCCTCCAAGGGCTTCATGGGCAAGGAATGGGACGGCGGCGATATCGCGTTCCGCCCAGAGACGTGGCGCGCCGTGTTCGACAAGCTCAAGCCTGGCGCACATCTGGTCGCGTTCTCGGGTACTCGCACCTTCCACCGCATGGTCTGCGCGATTGAGGATGCCGGGTTCGAGATCCGGGATACCCTGATGTGGTGCTATGGCAGCGGCTTTCCAAAATCGCACAACCAGAAGGGTGAATGGGAGGGCTGGGGCACTGCGCTGAAACCTGCGCTCGAGCCGATCTGCCTCGCACGCAAGCCCCTGTCTGAAAAGTCGGTCGCAGCCAATGTGCTGCGGTGGGGCACCGGGGCACTCAATATCGATGGGTGTAGGGTTGACAGCGAAAAGCTGACGGGTTGGGCTGGGGCTGGGGCTGGGGCTGGTGGCGACACTTGGAACGAGACGAATATGGGTCTCGGCAAGGATGGGGCGCCTCGGCCCGTTGATGGCCGCTGGCCCGCGAACCTGATCCATGACGGCAGCGATGAAGTCGTGAGCGCGTTCCCCGATACGGAAAGCGGAAGCCGCGCGCCGGGCGAGTATGGCGGCATGGGCTATCATGGGGCTGGCCAATGGCAAATGCCCGGGATTGAAGGCGACAGCGGCTCCGCAGCGCGGTTCTTCTACAGCGCTAAGGCAGGCCCGCTGGACCGCCTCGGCAGCGCGCACGCGACGATCAAACCCGTCGACCTGATGCGCTGGCTGGTGCGGCTCGTCACGCCGCCCGGTGGCCATGTGCTTGAGCCCTTCGCAGGCTCGGGAACGACCGGAATCGCCTGCATGGCCGAACAGATGGCCTGCACCATGATCGAGATGGAAGCCGATCACGTCGCCGATATCGAGCGCAAGCTGGCGCTGCTCAACGGCGATGCTTCCGGCGTGCTCGGCCAGCATCTCAACGCGCGCAAGCAGAAGCCCATTGAGACGATCGGGGGTCTGTTTTCATGATCACCCTGCGCGACTATCAGGCCGAGGCGATCGGTGCGGCTTGGGACTGGATGGCCACCGGCAAGGGCAACCCCCTGCTCGTCGAGCCCACCGGATCGGGCAAGGCGTTCATCATCGCCGAGCTATGCCGCCAGGCGTTCGAGATGGACCCGGGCGTGCGCATCATCAACCTCGTCCACACCCGCGAGCTGGTCGCGCAGAACTATGCCGAGCTGATCGGAATCTGGCCGGATGCTCCCGCCGGTATCTGCAGCGCCGGTCTCGGCCGCCGCGATCTCCATTCGCGCCTGCTGTTCGCCTCGATCCAGTCCATATTCCGCAAGGCCTATGTCCTGCAGCAATGCGATATGGTCATCATCGACGAGGCGCATCTCATCCCGCGCAAGGCCGATACGATGTATGGCAAGTTCCTCGCCGACCTGCGCACCATCAACCCGCACCTCAAGATCATAGGCCTGACCGCTACCCCCTTCCGTCTTGACAGCGGGATGCTGCACCGAGGCGAGGGCGCGATGTTCGACGGCATTGCCCACGAGACCAGCGTGCTGCGCCTGATCGAGCAAGGCTATCTCTGTCCGCCGCGCACCTGGCGCCAGTCCGCCGAGATCGACACCAGCGGCGTCGGCATTCGCATGGGCGAATATGTCCAGGGCCAGCTTGAGGCCGCCGCGATGGACGAGCGCACCATCAACAGCATCGCCGACCGCATCGCCGTCGCTGGCGCCGATCGCCTCGGATGGATCGTGTTCGGCGTGTCGATCAAGCACTGCGAGGCACTGGTCGAGGCGCTGCGTGCGCGGGGGTTTACCGGCGCCGGAGTCTATGGCGACACGCCCAAGGCCGAGCGCGACCGGCTACTCGCCGAGTTCAAGGCCCGGCGGCTGCGCTTCCTGGTCAGCAAGGAGGTGCTGACAACCGGATTCAACGCCCGCCATCTCGACCTGATTGCGCTCTGCCGGCCAACCAAGTCGACCGGGCTATACGTGCAAATGATCGGCCGCGGCACGCGCACCAGCCCCGAGACCGGCAAGACCGACTGCCTCGTTCTCGACTTCGCTGGCGCGGTCAAGACGCATGGCCCGTTCGACGATCCATTCCTGCCCGGCGACAAGCGCAAGGGTAAGGGCGGCGACGCGCCGTTCAAGGAATGCCCCGAGTGCGAGCTGACATGCGCGACCGCGACCCGCTACTGCCCGGCGTGCGGGCACGAGTTCCCACCGCCCGAGCCCAAGGTGCTGGTCGTGCCGGACGAGAAGCCGGTGCTGTCCGTCCAGACGCTCGAATCCGACTGGCTCGACGTCACGGGCGTCAGCTACGCGCCGCACGCCAAGATCGGCTCGCCCACCTCGCTCCGCGTCACATACCAAGTCGGCCTGACAACGCACCGCGAATGGGTCTGCCTCGAGCATAGCGGCTATGCGCGCACCAAGGCGGAGGGCTGGTGGCTGCGCCGCGCGCCAGCGCCCGTGCCCGCGACCGTCGCCGAGGCGATCGAGCGGCAGGACCAGATCCGCACCCCGTCGCACATCCGCCTGCAGCGCGCGGGCAAGTATGACGAGATCGCGGGCTTCCGGTTCGAGCCGATCGGCGGCGCTGCGGAGGCGGCGTGAGAGGCATATGCCCATGCGGACGCGCGGGGCGCGGCTTTGCCTATCGCAGGCCGCACCATCCCGCCGCGCAAACCATCCCGGCCTGCTCCATGGCCCATCTCGACTTCATCAGCAGAAGGAAGACGACAATGGCAAAGGAACTCACGATCGAGGAAGGACGCGCGATCATGGCCGCGTCCGAGCGCTGCGGCACCTTTCTCGAGGATATCGGCACGACCGACATGGCAACCATGACCGAGGAGCAGTGGCTGGACTTCCTCGCCCATTGCTACACCACCATCTGCGAGAGCGTCGCAGCCGAGATCGAGCTGTTGAACGACGTGCCGTTCTAGCACGTAGCGCGGCACACCACCCCGCGCGCACCATGCCTGCCCCTACCCTGATACCAAGGCCCGCCAGCCATGACACATTTTCTCGCCGATCATGGCGACACGCTTGCCGATAACGGCTATCCGCTCATCCCGATCAAGCCCGGGGACAAGGTGCCGGGGCACTGGACCGGCTCGGCATGGATCAACATGCCCAAGTGGCAGATGCACGCCCTCGAGCCGCTCACCCCCGACACGCTCGCCGCATGGCAATCATGGCCCGATTGCGGCATAGGCATCCCCTGCGGCCAGGTCGTCGGCATCGACATCGACGTCATGGACGCCGCCCTTGCCCAGCGCATCGCTGAGCTCGCCCGCATGAAGCTCGGGGACACGCCTGCCTTGCGTATCGGCCAGCATCCCAAGCAGATGCTCGTCTACCACGCGCCCACCCCGTTCCAATCGTTCGAGGTCAAGCCACTGCAGGTGCTGGCCCTCGGCCGCCAGTTCGTCGCCTATGGCATCCATCCCAGCACCGGCAAGCCCTACCACTGGCCCACCGGTTCGCTGCTCGACTGCCCGCTCGACTCGCTCCCCTCGATCACCGAGGCGCAGGCCCGCGCGTGGCTGGCAGAGGCGGTGCGGCTGCTGCCATCGCACATGCGCGCCAAGCCCACCGTCGAGCGCACTGGCAGCAGTGGCAGCGGACAGCACGAGCCGTCCACGCCCGAGGCGGTGCGATCGGCCCTTGCCTATGTCAGCAGCGATTGCGGCCGCGACCAGTGGATCCACATCGGCATGGCCATCAAGGCGGGGCTTGGGGAAGGCGGCTGCGATATCTGGCACGAGTGGTCGGCCCGCGACTATGCCGATTACAACGCCAAGGAGGCGGAGGCACAATGGCGCTCGTTCCGCCCCTCCGGCCCGATCGGCGTCGGAACCCTGTTCGCAGCAGCCCAGGACGGCGGGTGGCCCGGGCCCGGCCCCGGCGAGTTCCTCTACGCCCATGAGAAGGAGGCGGCATCCGGCCCGCCGCGGTTCGACATCAAGTCCATCATCGCAACCGCGCTCGCGCGCCAGGGCGGTGTCCTGCGATCGGAGAACGATGGGGAGTTCGCAGGCGATCTCGAGTTCGAGCCGCAAGAGGTCGAGCAACTGGTGCGCCATACCGTCGCCACCCGTCTCGCCGCCCCGGCACCCGCCGCGCCTCCGGCACGCCGCTCCATCCCACAATGGCTGGCCGATCTTGCGCCCGGCAACCCCATGCGGGGCTGGATGGAGCATTGCATGGCCTGCTCGCCCAAGCGCCTGCCCATCCTCGCCCTTGCCGCCTGCCTGCCCCTGTTCGGCACGCTCGCCGGGCGCCGCTATGCCGGGCCCACCAACCTGCGCACCAACATCTACACCATCGGCGTCGGCCTCTCCGGCGCGGGCAAGAACCATGCCCTCAAATCGATCGGCGCGACCTTCGCCGCGCTCAACCTGCCAAAGCTCATCGGTGGCAGCGAGATCGCATCCGGCGCCGCCATAGTATCCACGCTGGTCAAGCACCCTTCCGTCTGCTTCGCCATCGACGAGTGCCAGTTCCTGCTCAAGGTGATGAACGACGGTGACCGCGCCGCCTTCAACCAGCAGCAGATCCTCAAGGTGCTCATGGAGGCCTATTCCAGCGCAGGCCTCGCCTATTTCGGCACCGCCTATGCCAACCAGAAGGAAAAGCCGACCGAGGTGATATTCGAGCCGTGCCTCTCGTTCGCCGGCGCCACCACTCCCGACAAGATGTGGGCTTCCTTCTCCAGCGCCAACGCCCGCGACGGCTCCCTTGCCCGCTTCCTCGTGTTCGATGACCCGACGCGCGGCGAGCTGGTGCGCTATCCCGGCCCCGGCATGGACGACATGCCCGACGCGCTCAAGGATGCCATGCTGGCCGTGCACGCGGGCGCAGAGGGGCACGATTACGCGCCGCTCGACATGGGCGGCGATCGGGGCGCGAACAGCCACAACGCCTATCGCGTGCCCTATGCCGACCATGCCGCCTCCGACCTTGCCTGGACAATGCGCGTGGAGGCCGATAACCTGATCTACGCCAGCAACCCCGCGCACGCCTCGTTCATCGCCCGCCTGGCCGAGAATGCCGCCAAGCTCGCGCTGCTCAAGGCCGTTACCGATTGCCCGCAGCGCCCCGCCATCACCTGCGCCGATCTCGAATGGGGCATGGCCCTCGCCCGCACCTGCCTCGACAACCTCATCGCAGGCGTCGACAAGCACGTCGCCGACAACGAATACGAGCGCGACAGCAAGCGGGTGCACGCGATCATAGAGGACGCAGGGGCAGGCGGGATTACCAAGTATCACCTGACCCGGGCTACCCGCTCGCTCGATACACGCCGCCGCGATGACATCCTACGCTCGCTGGTCGAGGCGGAACTCATCCGGCACGACAGCCACGGCACCGGCCCAGCGCGCAAGTCCGTATATTACGCCCAGTGACCAGCGCATAAACAGCCCCGGTCATATCCCCACCTCACCCCGCCCTAACCCGGCGGGGTTTTTTGTTGCCAAAATGCAACTGCAACTTTCCATTGTTTTGCGTAATAATGTTGCGAGAAGGTCGCTTGCATCCCTTTACATCCCTTTGCATCCCACCCCATTCGGGATGCAAAGTCCCGCAGAAAACTGCCAAAAACTACGCTTATATCCTTATATCCCTCTATGAGTCTGAGTTTGTGTCTCTCTCCTTCTTCCCCCTCTCCCTTAAAGGGGGATATGGGATGCAAGGATATAAGGGCCAAAACCCTAGGATTCCTGCGGGACTTTACATCCCAAACACCTCGGGATGTAAGCGGGATGCAAGCGGGATGCAGTCTCCGCCTTGAAATCCGGGCGGCGATCGGATAAAAACGACATCGACGCGGCGAGGCTCAACACCAAGGCCCGCCATTATGACCGCTATCACCATCGCGCCCATGGTCCCCTCCGACCAATCCGTCGCGCTCGCCCTCCCCCCCGATACCGACCTCGAAACCTGGCGCGCCATCGGCCAGACCATCGCAGCACAGCACCGCAACACCGGATGGCTCGTCGGCGACTGGCTCAACTTCGGCAAGGCACAGTTCGGCAACCAGGCCGAGATGTTCGCCGTCGAGCTCCTCGGCGAGCCCAAGTCCGCGCGCCAACTCGCCGCCCTCTGCTCCGCCTTCCCCTCCGACCGGCGCAACCCCGCCCTGTCGCAGCAGCACTATCTCGCCGTCCGCGACCTGCCCGCGCCCGATCGCGAGCGCCTCCTCTCGCAGGCCGAGGCCGAGCGCTTCACGCCCCGCGATCTCAAATACCGTGCCGCTGCACGTAAGGCCGAGATCGCCCCGCCGCTAATTCCGGAGGCCGACCTGGATTATGCCGAGCTCATGGCCATCGTCCGCGCATGGAACTGCGCCAGCAGCGGACCGCGCCGCGAGTTCGCAGAGCTCATGTCCGAATCTGACTACGGGATTATCAAGGCATGAGAGTTCTCCGCTACATTCCTCCATTTGCCAAGCGTATCCCCCGTGAGTTCAAAGAAGTTCTCGATGAGAGCGGATGGAGAGAGGTTGAACATCTGTTCGGAAAACGCACTTCTGTGAACCGTCGATGGGTCGAACATCTCGGCGGGAAGGATTATCTGCAGGCGCGCAAGCGCGAACGCAAGCGGAGGGCGAAGTGAGCCTCACCCCGAAGCAGGAAGCGTTCTGCCAGGCCTATATCGAGACCGGCAACGCTTCCGAGGCCTATCGGCGATCCTATTCGGTTGAGCGAATGAAGCCGAACGTCGTTAATGTGAAGGCCTGCCAATTGCTCGCGACGGCTAATATTTCGGTAAGGGTCGCCGAGTTGAAGGCCATGCACGCCGAACGGCACGCCATGACGGTCGACGATATCGCCGAAATGCTCAAGCAGGATCGGCAGTTCGCTCGTGAGATGTCCACGCCTGCTGCAGCCGTATCGGCGACCATGGGGCTGGCGAAGCTCTACGGACACCTGCGCGACAAGGTGGACCATACCAGCAGCGATGGCAGCATGGCGCCCAAGCCCAGCACGATCATCATCAAGGCAGCCGAGGCTTGACCACAGCCACGATCGAGATACCCCCCAAGCTCGTCCCGATCTACGCCCCGCCGCGCGGCTCGGTCCAATACCGCGCAACCTATGGCGGCCGCGGCTCGGCCAAGTCCTTCACCGCCGCTCTCATGGCGGCAGTGTGGGGCTATGCCGAGCCCCTGCGCGTGCTTTGCACCCGCGACCTGCAGGTATCGATCAAGGAGAGCTTCCACGCCGAATTGAAGGCGGCGATCGCTACCTACCCATGGCTCGAAGCGCATTACGATGTGGGCGTCGACTATCTGCGCGGGGCGAACGGCACCGAGTTCCTGTTCCGAGGGTTGCGCCACAACAGCGGCGGCATCAAGTCGCTGGCCAAGATCGACCTCACCATCGTCGAAGAGGCCGAGGACGTGCCCGAGGCGTCATGGCTGGCGCTTGAGGCAACCGTGTTCCGCCAACCAAGGTCCGAGCTGTGGTCAATCTGGAATCCCCGCCTTGACGGCTCGCCTGTCGACAAGCGGTTCATCAAGACACCGCCGCCCAATGCGCTCATTACCGAGATCAACTGGAACGATAACCCGTTCTTCCCTCCCGGCCTCGACGCCCTGCGCCAGCGCGAACAGGAACGCCTCGACCCGGCGACTTATGCCCATGTGTGGGAAGGCGCTTATCTCACGAACAGCGCAGCGCAGGTGTTCAGCGGCAAATGGCGGGTGCAAAGCTTCGAGCCTCAAGCCGGATGGGACGGCCCTTATCAGGGCGGTGACTTCGGCTATAGCCAGGATCCGACCGCCGCAGTGCGTTGCTACATTCACGGGGACACGCTCTACGTCAGCCACGAAGCCGGCGGGCGCGGTATCGAGCTTGATGCGATCGGCGAAAAGGTATGCACCGATATCCCAGGCTACGACCGCTATGTCAGCCGTTGGGACAGCGCCTCGCCCGGTTCGATCAGCATCCTCACCCGCTCCGGCGTGCCCAAGGCTGTTGCTGCCGTGAAGTGGCAAGGCTCTGTCGATGACGGCATCCGCTTCATGCGATCGTTCCGCGAGATCGTCGTGCACCCGCGTTGCAAGGCGACGATTAACGAGATGCGCCTCTACAGCTACAAGGTAGATCGGCTCACCGGCGATATCCTGCCCGTGCTGGTCGATGCCAATAACCACTATATCGACGCCATCCGCTACAGCATATCCAGCCTCATCAAGGGCTCCCGCTTCAACCCCCGCGCGCTCGCCTCATAGCCTGCGTCCGTAGGGCGCGCACGGCACCAGCGCCATTGTCAGCCCATGGGTATGATCCGCCGCCTCGCCGATGGGCTGACCAGTGCATTGACCGGCATGGGGCGCACCAGCGACCCGCGCACGGCCAATCGCTACGTCTACACCCCCAAGACCCGTGAGGATATCAACGCGGCCTATCGCGGCTCGGGCATCATGCGCAAGATCGTCAATGCGCCCGCCGATGACATGATCCGCGAATGGCGCGAGTGGAAGGCCGATGCCGACCAGATCGCCGCTATCGAGGCGGAGGAAGCCCGGCTTGCCATCCTGCACAAGATCCGCAAGGCCGAGGTGCTGCGCGGGCTCGGCGGCGGCGCCATGCTGCTCGGCCTGCCCGGCAACCCCGAGGCTCCCGCACCCGCATCCGTCGGCCAGGGCGGCCTTGCCTATGTCCATGTGTTCAGCCGGTGGCAGTGCCAGCTTGGCGACGAGGTGACGGACCTTGAAGACCCGCGCTATGGCCAGCCCGCATTCTATCGCTTGTCGAGCAAGGACGGGCAGATGTGGAACGTCCATCCCTCCCGCATCATTCCCTTTCAGGCGCGCCCGCTGCCCAATCTGCTCTCGCTATCGTGGGAGGACGAGTTCTGGGGCGAGTCCGTGGTCGAGCAGGTGCTGGACGCGGTGGAGAACAGCGACGCGGCCCAATCCGCCTTCGCCTCGCTCATCCAGAAGGCGCACCGCCTGCGCATCGGTGTGCGCGGCCTGTCCGAGCTCGTATCGACGCAGGAGGGCGAGCAGATCATGGCCGCCCGGTTCGCCAACCTTGCCCTGTCCGAATCGATCTACAACGCCACCGTCTACGAGCTGGGCGCGGATGGCGAGCCTGCCGAGCAGGTCGATGACGTGACCTACAATTTCGCGGGCATGAAGGACGTGATGAACGCATTCGGCGAGTTCGTCGCTGCCGTGTCCGACATCCCGGCCACCCGCCTGCTCGGCCGCGCGCCCGAGGGCATGAACGCCAGCGGCGAAAGCCAGCAGAAGGATTGGAACAAGAAGGTCCGCGCGCGTCAGACGATCGAGCTCAAGCCCTGCCTTGACCGGCTCGATCAGTATCTCATCCCCTCGGCCCTGGGCTCTCGCCCGGCGGACATCTGGTATGACTTCGCCCCGCTCGACAACCCGAGCGAGAAGGAGATGGCCGAGTATTTCAAGGTCGGCACCGACGGTATCGAGAAGCTGCAGGCGACGAACACGATCCCCGAGGTCGCGCTGGCCAAGGGCGTGCAATCGTGGATGGTCGAGCATGGCTTCCTGCCCGGCCTCGAGTCCGCGCTGGAGGAAACGCCCGAGAGCGAGCGTTATCCCGAGACGCCGGACGACGACGGGACCGACCCGAGTGCAATGCAGGCTCCAGCGGAAGGAGGTGATCCAGCATCTGCCGGTGGCGGGGCCACGCGCCCCGCCCGCCGCGCTGTGAATGACGCGGTCTTGGAGGTAATCAGGGCTGGCAATGGGCCGCTGGTTGACGCGACGCCAGAGGAGAAAAAGCCTTGACCAATCTGAAACTCAACTGCTCGCTTGCTTGGTGGGCTGGTCCGGCCCTCGAATGCCTGTCTGTGGTTTGCGCTGTCTTGTCGATGGCTGGCCTTGAGCGCAGCGCCGAATGGATTTCCGATGTCGGTGTCGGCTTCATCGCTCGCCACGGGGTGCGCGTCGGGGCAGAATAATGCCCTTCGACCTCCCCGCCATGGCCCGCCGCGCCCGGAACGTCCGGCGCAAGACCATCACCATCCGCGATATCATCCCGCCGCAGATGCTCGCGCGCGACCTCGCCAGCACCGCCTACGCCCCGATCGTCGCGGTATGGGAGGACGCCACTCCGCGCATCATGGACGCCTATTCCCTATCGCTCACGCAGATGACCATGGACAGCCCCGCCGATGTGCAGCGCGAGATCGAGGCGGCCGAGGGCGAGGCGTCGCGGCTCTACCTGCTGCTCGACGCCCGGCTGCGCGACTGGACCTTACGCGTCGAGCGCTGGTTTCGCGGCAAGTGGCGCGGGGCGATCCTGTCCGCAACCGGTGTCGATCTCGGCACGCTGATCGGACCGGAGGGCGTGCGCGCCTCGCTCGAGACGCACCTCGCCTGGAATGCCGACCTCGTGCGCGACGTGTCGGCCCAGGCCAGACAGCGCATCAGCGCCGCGGTGTTCGACGGCCTGCGCGCTCGCACCCCCGCGCGCGAGGTGGCGGCCAAGATCCGCGAGGCGACCGGCCTGGCGCGCGATCGCAGCGTCCGCATTGCATCCGACCAGCTGACCAAGCTCACCAGCTCGCTTGCGGACGAGCGGCGGCGGGAGGCGGGCATCGCTGATTGGGAGTGGAAGCACAGCGGCAAGCGCCATCCGCGCGTCGATCACAAGGCGCGCGACGGCAAGGAATACAGCGACGCGAAGCCGCCGCCGGAGATGCCTGGCCAGCTGCCGTATTGCGGGTGTCGCCAGCTCGCGGTGCTCAAATTCGATTAGGCGCGCGCGGCGGACTGTGGTAGAAAAGCGGGCCGGAAACGCTGCGTCAACAGCGCCCGGCCCTGACCACAACGATCATTGGAGGATCGAATGGCTGAACACGACAGTACCACTACGCCCAGAAAACGGAAGTCCTACCCGCCGATCAATCCAGGCGATGTTTTCGGCTCACTCCGGGTGTTGTCCGCTGCGCCCGATCGTGTAAATCCGAACGGCTCACAAACTCGGCGCTGGCTCACCGTCTGCGAATGCGGGCGAACGTCGGTCAAAGAGCAGAGCAAGCTCTATTCTGGCCAGTCGCGCCATTGTGGGTGCCAGCGAGAGTTTCAGGATTTCAGTGTCGGACAGGTATTTGGCCTGCTAACCGTGACCGGCCCTAGCTTCAAAAAAGGCAAGCAGTGGAAAACACCATGCAAGTGCCAATGCGGCGCTGATACCTTCCCTTTTGCCTTCTCGCTTTCGTCGGGAAAAACCAGATCTTGCGGCAAGTGCATCCGAGTGTGTTCCGACAGCACAAAGCAAGCAGTTTCCGCTGCCAATACCAAGCATGGCTGGCGCAACACCCCAGAGTATCTGGCGTGGATCAATATGCGCAAGCGATGCAACAATCCCACGAATCGCGCATATCGAAATTATGGCGCGAGGGGCATCAAGGTCTGCCCTGAGTGGCAGGACAATTTCGAGGCTTTCCTCTCGTATATCGGCCCTCGCCCTTCGCCAGAACTGAGCATAGACCGCATTGACAACAGTCGGGGTTACGAGCCGGGCAATGTCCGCTGGGCTGATCGATCAACGCAGTCGCGCAATCGCAGGCCGTTCATGATCGTGCCGGGCTCCCGAAGCCGTCCGTAAAGCGAGCCCATGGGCTGACATAGCGTCCGCCCATGGAATTCTCGGATAGCCTCATTCTCGACGCGCCGCGCCGGACAAGCGCCGGGTATCTGGTTGCGCGGGCGCGTGCAGCTACCACCGGGGTTTACCAGTATGCAGGCTATGAGGTCGATCCGACCAACGCCCACGGCCTGCGCGACAAGCAGATTGTCAACGTCCTTCGGGACGAAAACACGGTGTTCGACAAGGCCGCCGTGCAGTCGTTTATCGGCAAGCCGGTCACCGACGATCACCCTTCTCAGCCGGTAACCGCCGCCAATTGGCGAGATCACGCGCGCGGCACCATCATGGGCGCGATGCGTGACGGAGAATACCTCGCCTTCGACCTGATGCTGACCGACGCAGGCGCGATCGCCAAGGTCGATGCGGGCAAGCGCGAGCTCTCCAACGGCTATACCGCCAATCTGGAATTCGGCCAGTTTACTGCGCCGGACGGCACGGTCTGTGACGCGCGCCAGTCGAAAATCACGGGCGGCAACCATGTCGCCATCGTCGATCGGGGCCGGGCTGGCTCCGCGTGCCGAATCGGTGATGGTCTGCCGCAGTTGATGAGCGATGGGGTAAAGGAAGCTGCGTCGTGGCTCAAAAAGGCCATCGCGCTTCATAAGAAGCACATGGACGGATCGGCACCCACGACCGGTGCAGCCGGCGAAAAAAGCCAAATGCTCATGATGGAGCAGATGGAGAATGCGCTCGCGGCGTTAGTCGCCACCACTTCTAAGTCGCGCCCTTCCATGAAAATGGACCGCACCGGTTCCCAATGCCGAATCTCGGACAGCAAGCCCTTTGCTGCCTGCGATGCCAACCCCGCCATCCTGGCGGACCTAAACAAGGAAAAAGTGATGAAGAAGATCGTGCTCGACGGTCTGCAGGTCGATTTGTCGGACGCGGATGCAGTCGCAGCCGCGTTCACCAAGCTGCAGGACCAGGCCAAGGCTTCCGCTGATGAAGCCGACGAACACAAGAAGAAGATGGCTGCAATGGACGGTGAAATCGCCGCTCTGACCAAGCAGCTGGCCGATGCAAAGGCCGCAGCCGAACCCGCTGCCATCGACAAGCTGGTCGCCGACCGCGCCGCGCTGGTCTCGACCGTCAAGGCACTCGACGCCTCGATCGTCACCGACGGCAAGACCGATGCGGAAATCCGCCGCGCACTGGTCGAGGCCAAGCTGGGCGACGACGGCAAGGCGCTCGAAGATGCTGCCATTCCCGGCGCGTTCGCGGTGCTGGCACGTGATTCCGGCTCGTGGGCTTCCGCCGCCAAGGTCGTGCACATCGACGCTCGTGCGAACGTCGTGGATGCCCGCGCTACCGTCAACGCCATCCGCGCTTCGCGCTACGCATAAGGAGCCAGCACAATGCCTGTCCTTCAGAGCACCTATTCCGACGATCTCCCGGTTGCCTATGCCGGTATGATCGGCAACGGCGAGACGTCGAACCGCATCACCCGCACGGTCGAGACCAGCGGCGGTATTGCCTTTGGCCGCCCCGTCTATCGCGGCACCGGCGACCACGGCTGCACCAGCACCGTTGGCACGCTGGCGACGTTCCTGGGCTGGACCATCGCGACCTCGGCCATGGCCCCGGTGGCTGGTCAGGATGCCGATGAATATCAGCAGTATGACAACGCCTCGATCCTCACCAGCGGCGCCATCTACGTGACCGTGACCGGCAACGTCGCCGATGGCGCGGCCATCACGATCGGCACCGGCGCCGGCGCGGCCGACGACATCGGCACGACCGCAGCGGACGCGACGCACATCGCGACCGGCTGGATCGCCGACCAGACTGTTACCGGCGGCGGTCTCTGCCGCATTGTCAAGCGCTAAGGAGGCGTGGAAATGAACGCGATTACCAATCTCTACGACAGCGCTTCGGGCATCAAGGATCCGGGCCTGTTCATGGCCGCCGATGCGGACGTGAAGCGCGCCGTCATCTCGACCTGGGCCGCGGACAACGCGCGCCATGCCGCGACCTTCGCCGATAAGGTCGATGCGTTCTTCTCGGATGCGCAGGTCGGCTATGCCTTCCTGACGCCGCAGCTGCACCGCATCGAGGCCGAGGTCTACATGACCCGCTATCCCTCGTATGACATCACGCCCTTCATGCCGGTCATCACCGACGGCGATATGTGGGATGTCGGCACGCTGGTCTATTCGATGGACAATGTGGGCCATGCCGAGTTCATGGCAGGCGGCGCGTTCGACGTGCCTTATGCCAGCACCCAGATGTCGCAGGCCACCCGCAACTTCCACCTGGCCGCAATCGGCTATGAGTGGAACACGCAGGAACTGCAGCGCGCTGCCAAGCTGGGCCGCTCGCTCTCGTCTGACAAGGCGCAGGCCGCTGTCATGGCTGCCGACCGCTTCATCTACGGCATCGCGATGACGGGCCGCAACGCCAAGGGCGTCGATGAGAAGGGCTGGACCGGCTTCACCAACGCATCGGGCGTGACGTCGGCGCAGGTCGCTGCGGATGGCACCAGCTCGTCGCGTCTGTGGACGGCCAAGACCCCGGCGCAGATCCTGCGTGACATCAACGCCGCGCTGACCGCCGTGGAAACCGGCACCAGCGAGACCTCGATCGCCGACACGCTCGTTCTGCCGACCAGCGCCTACAACTACATCGCGACCACGCCGCGCGCCGATGGTTCGGACATGACTGTCCTTTCCTATCTGCGTGCGAACAACGTGTTCGGCCCGAACCTGACCATCCTCAAGAGCCGCGCGCTCGAGACGGCGGGCACGGGTAGCACGACCCGTCTGGTGGCTTATGAGCGCAATCCGCAGGTTCTGCGCTTCCTGCTGCCTGCGCCGCACCAGTTCCTGCCCGCATTCCAGAAGTCCAGCCTGACCTACGAGGTTGCTGGCCTGATGAATGTCGGCGGCCTGGATGTTCGCCTGCCCAAGGCGATCGTTTACCGCGACAGCTTCTAAGGTGGCTGGCGTGGCAAGGTATCGCAACATCGCGCCGGGCCCGCGTGGCGGCTATCTCAAGGGCAACCTTGTGGAAGTCGCGCCGGGCCAGGAGGTCGAACTCGACGACGCTCCCGAGGAGTGGTTCGAGGAAGTCGACGCGGGCCCCAAGCCCAAGCGGACGGGCAAGGCCGCGGCCGCAGAGTAACGTTAGACGCCGAACAGCGTCAGGGGTGGGCCCGCTCGGGAAGCCGGGCGGGCCTTTTTCATGGCCGAGGAGGGCCGATAAATGTCCAAAGGCAACACATTCGAGAACGACCTGCTGGCACTGATCTTCAACGCCACCACGATCGCCAACATCGCGAACAATGCTTCGACCTCGCCCCTGACGCAGCTGTTCGTCAGCCTGCACACGGCAGACCCTGGCGAGGCGGGCGATCAGACGACCAGCGAGTGCAATTACACCAGCTATGCGCGCGTCGGCGTGAACCGCAACTCGGGTGGCTGGACCGTGACCGGCAACAGCGTGAGCCCGGCGGCGAACATCGACTTTGCCAATCCGAGCGCGGCGACGAACCTTCCCCAGACCGCCACGCATTTCGGTGTGGGCACGGCGTCGAGCGGCACGGGCAAGCTGCTCTACAAGGGCGCGATCACCCCGAACATCGTCATCAGCAATACAGGCGTGACCCCGCGCCTGACGACCTCGACCGCGATCACCGAGGACTGATAGCCGATGGCTCTCGAATATGTTGGTGGCAAGACGGCGAGCATTACCGGCTCGACCTCGACCGCCACCAATATATCGCTGACAGACCTGACCGGCGGCCTGGCGAGTGCGCCCGCTGCCGGGGATATCGTGATCGTCGCTTATGCGGTGAGTTCATCGGGTGATGTGGCAATCGGCGTCAATACCTCTGGCTATGATGAAATAGCGGAGTTGTTCGCCAACGACACAAGAGACACCAACCTCTCTGTCAGCCGCAAAATTATGGGGTCGACCCCCGACACCTCGGTCGATGTTAGCGCAACTGGGGGAACGTTTAATCCTGGGGTCGTGACGATAGGCGTATGGCGCGGCGCTGACGCCACGACCCCACTTGATGTAGCGGCCACTACCGCCACCGGCCTTGATAGTTGGGCCCCCAATCCAGCGGCCATCACGCCTAGCACCACGGGCGCGCAAATCATTGTTATCGGCGCGGGTGCTGGGGGCACCGGCACTGCGGCGATCGGGGCGCTTTCCAGTTCAGAACTCAGCAACTTTAGAACCATCAGCTTTGACAACACGGCAAGGTCTGTTGGCGTCGGCATGGGCAGCTTCGCCTGGACATCCGGCGCGTTTGACCCGGCAGCGTTCAGCGTCACCGGCACCAACTCTACGTCCAACTCCAACGCATCCGTCACCCTCGCCTTGCGCCCGGCGGCGGAAAGCGGTGGCAACTCAGGGGCCGGCTCATCCGCAGGCGTTGCCAGCGCGACCGGCACCGGGCAAGCGATCGGCGCTGGTTCTGGCTCGGCCAGCGGGACAGCTACGGCCAGCGGCGCGAGCTCGACTCAAGAGGTGGCGGCGGGTGCAGGGTCGGCCTCGGGCAGCGCAACAGCAACAGGCGCGGGCGCATCAGCGGCAGCGGGCAACGGCGGCGCTTCCGGCGTGGCTTCTGTCACGGGCAGCGGCGCAGCGCAGGCCTCGGGCACGGGAGCGTCTGCAGGCACGGCGACTGCAAGCGGCGCGGGAACGGCTGTCAGCAACGCAGCGGGCACCGCGACCGGCTCCGCCTCGGGCGCGGCTGTCGGTTCTACCATCGCCGCCGGGGCGGGCAGCGCACCCGCATCTACCAGCTTGTCCGGCGCTGGCCTGGCGCTCGACAACAGCGGCGCATCGGGCAGCGCAGCGGGTGTTGCCACGGTATCGGGTGTCGGTCGCACGATCGCATCAGGCGCAGGCACAGCCAGCGCGGGCGCTTCCGTCTCGGCAACCGGCGCGCAGATCGTCGGCGCAGCAGGCGCAGCATCCGGCTCCGCGACTGCATCCGCCACGGGCCGCGCGCCATCGGCGGCCACAGCGTCAAGCGCGGGCAGTGCCACAGCAGCGGCGGGCGGAACGGGCATCGTCTCGGCCAGCGGCTCGGCAGCAGGCGAGAGCAACCTTGTCGCGATCGGGACAGCCATCAACGGCGGCACGGGTGTCTCGACGGGCGCGGCGACTGTCGCAGGGACCGGGCGTGCCTATTCGGCGGGTGTCGGCCTCGCGGCGGGCTTCGGTGTCGCTGTGGGCGCTGGGCAGTCCATTGCCGAGGCGGTGGGCGTCTCGTTCGGCCAGGCGAGCGCGAATGGTGCGGGCCTGTCGCTCGTCCCCAAGCCGTCCAGCCCCGCGCGCGCTGTCCGTAGCACCACAGAGCCCCGCATTGCAGGGTCCGTAACCGTGGCGCGTGAGGCAGGCTCGATCGCCGGGGGGCGGGTCGCTTCGATCGACGCAGCACCGCGCGCCACATCATCACCCCGGCCAAGGAGGGCCGCATAATGGCGCAAAGCTGGCCGTCCAAAGATCCCGACGAGACGCTCGACTATAGCTGGACCGTCCCGATCGACGCGGACGATGCCATTACCAGCGCCGCGCTCACCGTCGTTTCCGGCACCGTCACGATCGCCAGCCAGGATGCCACCGCGACCGGGCTAACCGCGTTCCTCTCCGGCGGCACCGACGGCGAGACGGCGATCTTCTCGGGCACCGCCACGACCGAGGGCGGGCGCACGTTCGAGGAAACCTTCTATCTGGTCGTCCGCACTGCGGTTGACGCCGAGGTCGCGGCCCTGCGCGCGCGCTATCCCGCCTTCGCCAGCGTGCCATCTGCCACCATCCGCTACTGGCTGGACGATGCGGCGCGGTTCGTCGATTCGAGCTGGACTGATGCGGATCGGCCGATTGGGCTGCTTGCCTGCGCGGCGCACCATATGGCGATGAACGGGCTGGGCAGCGAGGCGGCGACGCCGCAGGGCGTGACCAGCTTCAAGTCCGGCACATTCTCCGCCACCGTCGACGCGCGCCAGGCGGGGCGCACCGGCATGTCCGCCACCCGCTACGGCCAGGAGTTCCTGATGCTGACCCGCCGCAATCGCGGCGCGGCTCGCGTGATTGCCGCAGGGCGCGCGGTGAACAACGATTGGCCCTATCGCGCATGACCATTCCCGCTGCCTTTGCCAACATCGCAGCGCGCATGTCCGGCGCAATCGGCGCGCCCTTCATCGACGCCACGGCGGAATGGCCCGGCACCCCCACCCTCACCCCCGGCGGTTCGATCGCCACGCCCGGCACCCCGGTCATCATCCCGTGCCGTGTCCAGTTCGATGCGGTCACGCACGCGATGCGCGCGCGCGACGACTATCAGGACCGCGATGTGCGGATCCTCGTGCTCGGGTCCAGCCTCTCGCGCCCGATCGATAGCGAGGCGACAATCACGGTCGAGACCGGCCCCTATGCAGGCTCGTGGTTGCTGCGCAGCGTCACGACCGACCCCGCCGGCATCGGTTACGAGTGCCTGGGGCGCAGGGAATGACCGGCTCGCGAATCCGGGGCGGCAAGGCGCACCTCGCGCGCCTGCGCAAGCTCGAGAAGGACACCACTCGCTTCGTCGGCAAGGCGCTGTTCGCCGGTGGCGAGAGCATCCAGATCGAGGCGCAGCTTTCGATCACGCAAGGCGCGGTCAGCGGCAAGAACCATGTCCCGTCCAAGCCCGGCGAGCCGCCGAACCAGGACACGGGCAGGCTGGGCGACAATATCGAGACGGTGCAGAAGATGCAGCTGCTGGTCGAGGTATCGAGCAACGCGCCCTATTCCGCCGATCTCGAGTTCGGCACCTCGAAGATGGCCGCGCGTCCCTTCATGCGCCCGGCGCGCGACAAGAAGCGTGCCGAGGTCGTGGCGCTGGTCGAGCGGGCCGTATCGCAGGCCGCGCGCCAATCGCGCAGCAACGCAAAGGACTGAATATGAACGTAACGCTTGACCAGAGCTGGACCTATCGCACCCCGCTGCTGACCATCGAATACCCCGCCGGGGAGCACGACATGCCCGACGATCACGCGGCGGCGGCGCTCGCGGCCAACGTCATCAAGGAGAAGCGCAATGGCAACCGGTCTGGTCAGACTGTCCCGCCAAGCGGTGCTGACAGCCCTGAAAGCTGACGCGGGCGTTACCGCGCTCGTTCCCGCCGCTTCGATCCACGGCCAGTCCCCGCTTTCCGAGCCAACCTGGCCGTTCATCAAGCTCGGCTCGATCAGCTTCGCCCCGCTCGACGCCGCGTGCGTCGCGGGCGGCGTGGGCCGCATCGTCGTGCACGCCTTCGCCAAGCCGATCAAGAGCGGCAGGCAGGTGACGCAGACCGCCGAGGATCATGCCGGGCTGATCCAGTCTGCGATCGAGGCGGCGCTGCACAAGGCGCGTCTGCCGCTGGCCGGTGGCACGATGACGCTCAAGTGCATCAACACCGACCTGCTGGTCGATGGCGCCGAGCCGGAAGCTTTCCATGCGGTCACGGATTTTCGTGCAAGGGTCATCGCCGCGTGATACTGTTGGCGCGATGGCAGAAACCCCCGACCCCGCCGCACTGGCGCTGATCAAGCAACTCTACAAGCGCGGGCTGATCGATCTCGACGATATCGAGGAGATGGCGGACGAGGCCGGGCCGGAATCCGCGCACCTCATCCGCATGATGGCGATCGAGGCCGAGGCACCATCGCAATCCGATTGGGAAGCCGAGCGCGCGCGCCGTCAATTCCGCGTCGTCCGTAAAGAGGACTGACAAACGCCATAGCATCCCGCGCAATATCCACGCGCGGAGATCATGGCATGAGCCTTCCCAACGAGTTTGATTTTGGCCTGCTCAAGGTGGGCAACGGCGCAACTCCCGAGGTATTCACGACCGTCTGTGGCATCATTGATGTCGCGGTCAACGAGAGCGTCGACACCACCTCGCGCCGCGTGCGCGATTGCACCACGCCCAACAAGCCCGGCGTGACCAAGGTGAAGGTCAATGGCACCTCGTGGACCATCACGGCTTCCGGTCTCACCAATGCGAGCGAGGAAACCAATCTGCGCGCCCTGCTCGGCAAGCTGAACAACTACAAGGTCGAGGCCTATGACGACGACGGCACCGATGCGGGCGACCTGCTCGGCACGTGGTCGGGCGGCGCTGTCCTGACCGCCAAGAACATCAACGTCAACCGCGATAGCGACTCCGCGATCGAGCTGACCCTTGAAGGCGACGGAGCGCTGGCCTGGGCGGCGGCATGACGCATGGAAACCGCCCTCTCCCTTGAGTTCGCAGACGGCACCTATGCCTTCGACCTGAAACTGCCGCAGATTATCGAGCTGCAGGAAAAGTGCGGCACGATCGGCCCCGACGGCGCGCGCCAGCGCAAGAACATCCTCGCGATCTATTCCAGCGTCATGGCTGGCCGCGCGCTGATCGGCGATGGTGTTCATATCGGCGTGCCCGACCAGGCCGAGGCGGCGGTCCAGGAAGTCTACGAGACCATCCGGCTAGCACTGATCGGCGGCGGCGAGGCAATCGTGAATGGCGAAACAGTCAGGGTCTCCCCGCTCGACGCCAAGCGCCTTGTCGAGACCTATGTGCATCCGATGCCGCTGTCGGCCGCGTGGGATATGGCGGCTGCGATCCATTACGCCCGTGTGGTCGGCTATCAGCCTAAAAAAAAAGAAGTGACGCCGGAGACGGAAAGCGCGGCGGAGACCGGGACGGATTCTCAGACCCCAGCGTGATCTACGCCAACTGCGCCGCGATGCACGTAAATCCGGCGGACCTGACGTGGTGGGAATACACGGCACTGCTCGCCGGATGGAACGCCATGCACGCCGATACCAGCACCACCGGACCTAGCCCCGAGAAGATGGAAGCACTGCGCCGGTTCAGCGCCGCGCACGGCTTGGGAGCGCCCAACTGATGGCCGAGATCGATCCCGTCATCTTGCAGCTGCGCGCCGAGATGGGGCGCTACCGGGCCGAGCTCAAATCCGCGACCGCGCTCAGCGAGAACTCCTTCAACCGCATCGACCGCGACGTAAGGCGGCTCGAGCAGCAGTTCAGCCGGTCAAGCGCCGCGATCGGGGGCAGCCTGCGCGGGCTGGCCGGCACGTTCGCCGCCGCGTTCACGACGCAGCAGGTCACGGGCCTGATCGACAGCTACACCCGTCTGCAGAACAGCCTTAAAGTCGCGGGCGTCGAGGGGGAGAACCTGGCGCAGGTCCAGAGCCGCCTGCTCGACCTGTCGGGCCGCTATGGCGTCAACATCGAGGAGCTGGCGCGCCTGTTCGGCAATTCCTCGCAAGCCGCGTCCGATCTCGGTGCGAGCCAGGACCAGCTGCTCACGCTGACCGAGGCGACGGCGCAGGCGCTCAAGATCACCGGCACCAGCGCGGCACAAGCGCAAGGCGCGATCCTGGGCCTGACGCAGGCGCTCGCCAGCGGCACCGTGCGGGCCGAGGAGTTCAACCAGATCAACGAGGGGGGCTTGCGTCCCCTGCTCCAGCTCGTCGCCAATACCGAGCGCTATGGCGGCAGCGTTGCCCAGCTTCGCAATGCCGTGGTCGAGGGCAAGGTTTCGAGCCAGGAGTTCTACCAGGCGATCCTCGCGGGCAGCGAGGTGCTTGGCGGGCAGGCCAGCAAGGCGACCCTGACGATCGCGGGCGCGTTCGAATCGCTCAACAGCCAGCTGACGGTTTATGTCGGGCAGGCGGCGGAAGCGAATGGCGCGAGTGCGGCGATTGCAGGCGGCTTGCAGTTGCTCGCAAACAACCTCGACGTGGTGATCCCGGCTATTGCAGTGCTGGCATCAACGATCGCAGTTCAGTTCGTCGCGGCAAATGTCGCTGCACAGGCGGCGCTTGGTGGGACCGCGGCAAGCATGGGCGTTGTAGGGGCGGCGTCCTTTGCCCTGCAAGCAAGACTACTCGGCGCCGCGACGGGTATGGAGGCTGCCGCATTCGCAGCGCGAGGCCTGCAGGCCGCGTTGCTCGGCCCGGTGGGCATCGGGCTGGCGGTTACTGCGGTTGCGCTTGGGCTGAGCTATCTCGCCACGCGCACGCAAGAGGCCGCGCAGGCGAGCCAGACCTACGCCAAAATCCAGAACGAGGCGAAGCTGCAGACCGATCGTGCGGCAGACGCGGCTGACCGCCTCGCCACGGCCCACGGGAAGGCCCGGGCCCAAGCGCTCGCCCAGGCTCAGGCTGAGCGTGAGAACACCAAGCAAAAGCTGATCTCGGCACAAGCCAGTCTGATCCTGGCCCAGGCCGAGGCATCACGCGCTCGCGAGTTCGCCAAGCGCACTCGTGCCAGCGGTGGGCTGGCCGCGGCCGATCCGCGCGTCGCGCAAGCCGGGGGACGCAGGCTGGCAGATGCAGCGGCAGCGAGTTCCGCGACAGCAGAGGCCAACATCAAGGCAGCCGAGGATTCGGTTCGTTCGCTCCAGGCCAGCCTCGATCGCATCGATGCTGCGATCAAGAGTGTTCCCGGGGTTGCCAATGTCCCGGCGGTCAATACCCGGCGCTTGGGTGGCGGCGGCTCTGCGACCGGTGGCGGACCGGTTGACGTGGCGGGCGCAGGGCGCGCAGGCCGTGACGTCGGCGGCGCGATTGCTGAGGCGTTGCGTCGTCTTGACCAGTTCACGCGCAACCAGTTCGATCTCGCCAGCGCGGGCAATCAGAACGAGCAGGATCTGCTTCGATCTGGGCTGCGCATCGTACGGACTCGGGAAGAGCGCACCGCAATCGAAAAGCGCTTGATTGCATTGCAGTTTAGCCAGGAACGGGCCGAGCAAGAGCTGGTCCTCAATACGCTGGACAGCACAAAAACAGCGAAAGACATCGCACGCGCTCGATTGGCTGTCCTGGATGCCCTCCAAAAGCAAGCCGACAAAGAAGCGGAAATCGCGAACGAGTCGCCGGGTCAACGCTTTCTGCGTGAGGTGTCGCTCACGGGTGAGGAGATCAACGACGAGGTTGAGCTTGTAGCGACGCGCGGCCTCCAAAATCTGAACGACCAACTCGTCGATGCAATCTTCAACGCCGAATCTCTCGGCGACGTATTCAGCAACGTGGCGAAATCCATCGTCGCCGACCTGTTGCGCATCGCGATCCAGCAAGCCGTCATTCGCCCGCTGGCTGAAAACCTCTTTGGGGGTGGCGGCGGCGGTGGCGGCATCTTCTCGGCCATCGGATCCCTGCTGGGGCTTGTGCCTGGCCGCGCATCCGGCGGGCCGGTGTCCGCTGGTCGCCTCTACCGCGTGAACGAGGCGGCGGGCGCAGGCGGCGTCGAGCTGTTTCAGCCAGCGCAGAACGGCAACATCGTCCCGCTCGGCCAGACCCGGGCGGCGATGGGCGGCGGCCAGCAATCCATCTCCGGCACCATCACCATATCGCTGTCCGAGGATATCGACGGGCGCATCGTGTCCGTAGCTGGCCCTCTCTCCGTCCAGATAGTGCGAGAGGCGTCCGGGCCCCTGATCGAGGCAAGCGCGAAAGAGGCGCTGCGCCGGGCGGGGAGACCGAAACTGTGACCGAGATCATTGTCCCTGATTACAGCGCGATGGTCATCACGAACCTGACGCCGAACTTCCCGAGCCGGGTCAACCGCTCGGCATGGACCGGCAAGCGCAAGGTCGTGGGCCAGCCCGGCGGCGAGAACTGGACGGGCAAGCTTATCGTCCCCGACATCTCGACCGAGATCGAGGAGCGCAAATGGCGCGCCTTTCTTGTCGCGCTGCGCGGCCCGCAAAACTGGTTCAAGTGGTTCCTGCCGTGTCAGGCGCACAGTGGGGCCAAGCCGCTCGTCAACAACACACCCGCGCCCGGTTACGAGCTCTCGCTCGACGGCATGACGCCGTCCACCACGATCCTGACGGCAGGCTGCTTCCTGACCGTGCCCCTGCCCAGCGGACACAAGCGGCTCGTCTGCCTCACCGAGGATATGGTCACGAACAGCAGCGGTCAGGCGATCGCCCGGTTCGGCCCGGCGCTCGGCGAGATCCCGGCCAACAATGTCGAGGTCGAGAGCAAGGCGCCTTACATCCCGCTCGCCCTTACCAACACCAATACCGGCATCGACTATTCCGACGCGATCGCCGGGATTGAGCTTGATGTCGAGGAGGCGAAATGAGCCTTCCCGATATCGATGCCGTCGCCGCGCTCGACGCGCCGGTCATCAAGCCGGTCTGGTTCGCCTTTCTCGACATCAACGGCGACCCTGTGCGGTGCAACACTTCCGGCGTCAGCTTGCTGGTGGACGGCACCGGCGACCCTGATCTCGACGGCCAGACCTTTACGGGTATCGGCGGCGATCTCGTCGATATCTCGCCCGTGTCCGTTCGCGAGGGCGGTTCGGAGCGGGTCACGGCGCAGTTGAGCGGCCTGCCCCCGCTCGACGATGACATTCTCGAGCAGCTGGACAACCCGGCCAACTGGCAGGGGCGTGTCGCCCGGCTCTGGCGCACGATCCGCAATGCGGCGAACGAGCAGGAGGGCGGGTTTCAGGCTTATTACACCGGCTATATGACCGCGCTGGACTTCGCAGGCGACGAGTCGGGCGGCATCATCCGCGTCACGATCGAGACCTATCTCGCGGCGTTTAGCCAGGCCAGCAATCGCACCTATCTGGACCAGGAGCGCTACGACCCCGACGACTGGTCCGCGCGCGCCTCGATCGCGATTGCCAACGGCCTGACGCAGAACCCCGGCGCGATCATCGGCGGCGGTTCCGGTTATGGTGGCGGCTATGGCGGCGGTGTGACCGCGCCGAGGGTCAACGACCTATGACCGCACGGCGATCGACATGGGAGGCCGATCTCGCGGCCTATCTGGCGCAGAAGGCGACGGAGCCGTTCGAGTATGGCGTCAACGACTGCTGTCTGTTCGGCGCGGGCGCTGCGGCGGCGCAGACCGGCGTGGACAACGCGGCGGCGTTCCGGGGGCGCTACAGCACCGAGATTGGCGCGGCGCGCGCGCTTCGCCGCATCGGCGCGGGCGATATCGAGAGCACCTTCGACAGCTTCTATCCCGAGCGCCCGATCGGCTTCGCGCGGCGCGGCGACCTCGTGTTCAACGGCGAGGCGGTCGGTGTCTGCATCGGCGCGGTTGCCGTGTTCCTGTCCGACGATGGCTACAGCCATGTCCCGCGCGCCCAATGGCGCAAGGCCTGGGCCGTATGAGCAAGGTTCTCAAGATCGCCGCAGCGGTTGTCGGCGCGGCAGCGATCATCATCGCGACCGGCGGCGCGGCGGCATTCGGGATCGCGGGCGCGCTTTCCACCACTGTCGCGGGCATCAGCGCGGGTGCACTGCTCACCGTCTCGTCTGCCCTGTCGATCGGCGCGTCGCTGCTCGCCAAGAAGCCCAAGGCGCCATCCGTCAACGCGGCCAATATCGATCGCCTGAACAGCACCATCGACCTCCGCACCCCGCGCAAGATCGTGTGGGGCGACACGGCGGGCGCGAACGACGTTCGCGACCAGGAATATACCGACAACCAGACCGTGCTGCACCGCTTCATCGTGGTCGCCAGCCACAAGGTCCATTCGATCTACGAAATCTGGTTTGACGATGAGAAGGCATGGGACAGCGTGTCCGGCGTCGCCGCCAAGTTCGCGGGCTATCTCACCGTTACCCCGGTCACCGAGGGCAACGCCTTCAACGCCATCAACATCAGCCCGCGCATGGGGTCGAGCCGCCGCTACACCGGCCTCGCCTATGTCTATCTGCGCTTCAAGCTGACCGGCAACACCAAGAAAACCGAGAGCCCGTTCGTCCAGTCGATCCCGACGCGCGTGACGATCCGCACCAAGGGCGCATACATGTATGACCCGCGCCTCGACAGCACGCGCGGCGGTAGCGGCCCGCACCGCGCCGACGATCAATCGACCTGGGAATGGAGCGAGAGCGCATCACGCAACCCGGCGCTGCAAATGCTCTGGTGGATGCTGGGCTGGCGCATCAACGGCAAGATCGCCGTCGGCGGCGGCATCCCGCCCGAACGCATCGACATGGAATCCTTCATCACCGCCGCCAACCTGTGCGACGAGGATGTATCGATCGCAGCCGGCGGGACCGAGCCGCGCTATCGCAGCGACGGCGTGGTCAGCGAAGGCGATAGCCCGACCGTCATCATGGACGCGCTCAAGGCCGCGATGAATGCGGACCTTGATGATGTGGGCGGCAAGCTGCGGCTGTTCGTGTTCCACAACGATCTTGGCACCCCGCTCGCCGACTTCACCAGCGACGATATCCTCGGCGCATTCGAGTATCGCGCCACGGCCGCGCTCGACGAGAGCTTCAACGTCGTGCGTGGCACCTATACCGACCCGCGCGACCAGGCGCTCTATCAGCAGATCGACTATCCGCAGGTCGAGCTCCCGAGCCGGGACGGGATCGACCGTATCGACACCTTCCCCCTCGCCCTTGTCCAGTCGCCCAGCCAGGCCCAGCGCCTCGCCAAGCAGCGCCTGCAGCGTATGCAGTTCGGCGGCGTGTTCACCGCGACCGGGCAGGCGACATGGTGGAAGGTCCAGAAGAACAGCGTCGTGCGCCTCACCTTCCCGCCGCGGGGATGGGTCAACAAGCTGTTCCGCGTTGCCGAGCTCGAGCATCGCGTCGATGGGACCGTGCCGATCACGCTGCGCGAGGAAGCGGCGCAGATCTATGCCTGGGACGAGGAAGAAGGCGCGCCGGTCCAGGCGAACAACGGGCTTGGCTATAACCGGGCCGAGAACCCCATCGTTATCGCCATCGACGACAGCGGCGCGGTCATCCCGACCCCGGGCAGCCCCATCGTCAGCACCGTGCGCAACGAGTTCGGCGAGCCGCGCGATCCGGCGCAGCTGCTCAACAGTTCCTTGAGCGCCACGCAGGGCGGCCGCATCGGCTATGAGGGTCAGGAGGGCCGGGTCGAGGTTATGCGGCTCACGCCTCGCCTCCTGGAAACCGCGCCCGCATCGGCGATCACGCAGGTCGATAGCGATATCGACAGTCTCCGCCGCGCCATCACGCTGGCGTTGCGCGAGACAACCGGCGTGCGCAAGACGCTGCGCGACGCGGGGGTCTATGTCGATCCCGAGAATGGCCAGGTCAAGATCAGCGCGATCGACCAGACGGCGGAGCGGCTCAACCAGGTCGGCATCATCCTCGACGCGCAGGCGGCGACGATCAACCTGAAGGCCAGCACCAACTACGTCGACGAGCAGATCATCCTCGCCGTGCTCAACCCCGAGCAGGCGGCGGAACTCGGCCCGCTCATAACCCGGCTGACGCAGGCCGAGACGGATATCGACGGCCTTAACGCCACGATCATCACCAAGGCGTCGGTCGTAGACCTGAACACGCTCGGCGGACGCGTGACCACCGCAGAGACCGATATCGACGCGCTGCAGGGCGAGATCACGCTCAAGGTCAGCAACACGACCTTCGATGCGCTCGCCGATCGCGTAACCACCGCCGAGACGCAGCTTGAGGCCATCCCCGACGCGGCCTCGATCACGAACTCTGTCAACGCCACGCGTCTGGTGCAGCGCCAGGCCGACGACCTTGCCGATGCGAACATCCTGGGGTTGATCCTCGGCGACCGGGCCAAGCGTGACCAGGTGGCTGCGATCGCAGCGGCGCGGAACGAGCTGGGCGCGCGCATTACCGAGGAAGGCGAGGCGCAGGCGCGGTTCGCCGTGGCATTGCAAGCACGAGTCGGCGCGGCGGAAAGCTCCATCGCGACCGAGAGCCTCACCCGCGCCAATCAATTCATGTCGCTCGCCCAATCGCTGACGTCTCTCCAAGCCTCGTTCGATACCGAGGTGGGCACGCTGCAGGGCAATATCGACGCGCTGGCGCAGGTTGTCACCGACGAGACGGGCGCGCTTTCCACGACCATCAGCGAGGTCAGCGCGGCGCTTACGCAGGAGATCGAGGATCGCGAGGAGGCGGTCGATACGGTCGATGCGCGCGTGACCTCGGTCGAGGAGGCCAGCGTCGAGCGGGATGGCGAGATCCGCGGCCTCATCACGCGCCAATCGACGGCCATTCGCGGGTCGCAGGAGGAGGCGGCGCGCTTTCAGGATGGCGTCATCAGCGGGCTTCTGCTCGGCGACCGCGCGGCGCGCCAGGCGAACCAGCAGATTGCATTCGCGCGCGAGGAAATCGTCACGCAACTGACCGACCTCGAAAGCGGCTTTTCGTCCAGCCTGTTCGCGCTGGGCCTGCGCATCGGCGAGACAGAAGGCTCGATCCGCGAGCTCGACCGGATCGTCATCGAGAACAACACCGCGCTGGTGCAGAGCATCGACACGCTGCGGCTCGACACCGAGGTGCTGGTCGGCGGAACCAACACCCGCGTCGATACGGTCGAGAGTGACCTCGGCAACACCATCGGGCGCGTCGATGGGCTTGAGGAGGATTTGCCCGCCGGCCTTGCTGCCGAGGAAGCGGCCCGGAACGTCGCGATTTCCGGCGCGATCATTGCCGAGCGCGTGCTTTGGCAGGAAGGCGACAGCGTCATCGCTGGCGATCTTGCCACCCTGACCACTACCGTTGGCGAGAACACCGCGACGCTGGTCACGTATGGCGAAAGCATCGACGGGCTTGAGGCGCGCGGTGGCATCCGGTTCGACATTAATGGTCGGGTGAGCGGCGTCGGTGTGAGCGCGACGGCCACCACGACCAAGATGACCCCCGTGGTCGACGCTTTCGAGATTGTCGATCCCGATACAGGCTTTGCCTATCTGACTGCCGACGAGGATGGCCTGCGCCTGCAAAACGGCAAGATCGTTCTGGACACCGGCACCAACATGAAGGTGCAGGGGCTTGGCTTTGGAACGTCTAACCAGTTCGTCTCATGGTATGGGCCGACGCGCGCCCTTAACCTGTGTGACGAGGCGAGCGCATACAGCTACGAAAAAGTCGACGGTTCCGCCTATTTCGGCGGTTCGCTCTCTGCGGGGGTCATTCGCAATTCCGCAAGAACAACGGACATTACCAACGCCGCCACTATCACGATTGGGCCGTTCGGCACCAACGGCGAGCCAATCCTCGTTGTCACAAGCTACGGCCTGATCAGCGGCCAGACCATTGCCTATCCCGCCACGACCGCGGGGCTGGACGATTGGGAGGAAGCCGTAACCCTTTGGGGCGCGACGGCAACCGGCACCAACCCGAACCGGGCCGTGAACGCGACCAAGGCGATCAGTTGCTCCATCATTGTCGAGACAGACGGGCCGCTTGGGGCAAGCAGCTCGCCATTCTCCACCCTGACTATCAGTGGCGGCACGGAAACGCTGGTCGGCACCGCGCCCATCGTTGGGGATAGCGATGGGGTGCTTGTCTACACACGCACAATTTCCGGCTCCGTCACCGCGACGGACAACAGCGGAGGCACTGCCAACCGCACTTTCATCGCGACACTTACGACGCGGACCGACGCTGTGCTCGGGACGATCCAGAGTCAAACCATCTCCCTCACAGCGACCGAAGAATAAGGAGCAAGAGCAATGGAGGCGCAAGCTTTACCAAAACGACGGGCGGCGCAGCGGCCTGACCTCGACCGTAAGTCTTGAGGACAGCCTGCCCCAGTCTGTGACCCTGATTAGCACTGAACAGATTACCTAGGAGCGAAAGCAATGGTCGCGTTTTACAATACCGGCACGATCAGCATCAACAGCGGCAGCACCGCGCTGACCGGTGTTGGGACCGAGTGGAACGAGAATGTCAGGCCGGGCATGGCCGTCGAGTTTCTCGACGAGCACGGTTCTTTCGAGATTCTGTCCGTCAACAGCAATACCTCGATTACGCTGGGGCGCCCGCGCGTCGGCGGCAATCTCAGCGGCGCGCCCTATCAGATCGTCCCCATTCGCGGGCTCGACATCACCAATCAGAACCTGCTTTCGGAGCTCATTACCGACTATCAGGACGTCGTGCTCGGCATCGGTGCGGGGCTTATCTCCGACGGCACGGCCAGCGCCCCGGCCCTGCGCTTCTCTGCGGACCAGGACACCGGCGTTTACCGGATCGGAGCCAACGCGTTCGGCGTCGCGACAGGCGGCGCGCTCCGGCTCGCGTTTGTAGGTGCGAACAACTTCCTGCTCGGCGGCGCAACGACATCGGCTTATTCTGCGACCAACCGCACGGCGGTCCAGATCGATGGCGTCGAGGGGGCGGTCGTCGCTTTCCGCACAGCCAGCACGAACCGCGGCTATGTGTTCGCCACCGCAGACCAGATCCTGCTCGAGGCGGAACCCGTCGCCGAGATCAAGTTCAACACGCTCGGCGCAAAGCCGATCCTGTTCGGAACCTCGAATGTCGTGCGTTTCAGGATCGACCCGACCGGCCCGCTGCTCGGCGGCAAGACCGCATCGGACGGCACGGTGCAGGGCGTGGAAATGCACCCCAGCGGCACCTTCTACGGCACCAGCGTCTCGACCTTCGCGGGCTATTTCAACCGGCTGACCACGGACGGCTCGGTTATCTCGCTCCGCCGACAGGGCACGGAGGTCGGCAGCATCTCGGTCACCACGACCGCGACCGCCTACAACACCAGCTCCGACTATCGCCTCAAGGAGAACCTGGAGCCGCTGACCGGCTCGGGCGCGTTCATCGACGCGCTCAACCCGGTGCGCGGCACGTGGAAGAACGGCGGCGACACCTTCATCGGCCTGATCGCGCATGAGGTGCAAGAAGTCTGCGAAACCCCGGTAGCGACCGGCGAGAAGGACGGCGCGGAGATGCAGGCGCTCGCTTACAGCGCCCCGGAAATCATGGCTCACATGATCGCAGAGCTCAAATCGCTGCGCGCCCGCGTGGCGGCATTGGAGGCGGCGGCATGACCTACGAGCAATACCGCGCCGAACGGGAGGCCGAGGAAGCCCAGCGCGCCGCCGAGCGACAGGCTCGCCGCCAAGCGGCGATGGCGATGACGCCCGAACAGCGACAGGCCGAGCTTGAGGCAATGCCGCACGCTCAGCGCTATCTGGTCGAACGGATGATCGCGCACGATACGAAGCTCGCTGACCAGATCGCAACGCTGACAATGAGGGTCAACGGCTTGCACCGCAGCATAAAGGCCCTGACCGCATGACCAGCGACCACATCTCCGATGGCATCAAGCACGGCATTGATGCGCTCTCCATCGCCACCCTCTTGGGGACGCTCACCTCCATGCTGCCTTCCATCGCTGCGATTGTGACCATCGTTTGGACCGCGATCCGCATTTACGAGACCCGCACAGTGCAAGGCTGGCTGGGCCGCAAGCCGCCGGCAGAATGACCCGCCCGCTGGCCATCATCGGGGCGCTGACCCTGATTTGGCTGGCAGGCGTAGCGAAGCCGACCTTCGGGGCGGTGACATTGGCCGCGTTCCTGACCGGATACGCAACAGCAAGGATGGCTCGTGCAGATTGACCCCAAGCTGAAAGAATACGCGACCGACAAGCAGGCGGCCTATATCGACGCCATCAACGAGCATGGTGGTATGCGGCCCGCTGCTGCGGTGCTTGGCGTTGACCATAGCGCCCTGTCGCACGCAATGCGCCGCGTGGAAGCCAACGCCGCCCGCCGAGGGTATGCGCCGGGGCATTTCGAGCACGGTGTAGCCCCTGGCTACCAGATGGGCAAGGTGACGGTCCAGCGGGGCGCCGATGGCAACGTAGAGCGGGTATGGGAGCGGCAGCACCCTGACCAGGCGCGGGCGCAGGAAGCCCTGGCCGCGGCGGTGGAGGCGATGGCCAAGAACATCACGCCGGTCACGCCCGAAGCGCCGCCACGACTGACGCTCAAGCATCTGCTGACCCTTTACACCTTCACCGATTACCATGTCGGGATGCTCGCCTATCATCGCGAGGGCGGCGCGGATTGGGACGTAAAGATCGCGGAGACCATGGGCATCAGCGCGATGCAGGCAATGGTCGCGCAATCCCCTGCGGCCGATACGGCAGTGGTCAACATCCAGGGGGATTTCCTGCATTGGGATGGATTGATCCCGGTCACCCCCTCGCATGGCCATGTGCTCGACGCCGATAGCCGGTTCGGCAAGGTGGTGGATGTTGCGATCCGGCTTATCCGCCAACTGGTATCGCTGGCGCTGCAAAAGCACCGGAGCGTCAAGCTTCTGATCTGCGAGGGCAACCACGATGTTGCTTCCTCGCTCTGGCTTCGCAAGCTGTTCGGCGTGCTGTTCGAGAACGAGCCGCGCGTCTGCGTCAATGACAGCGAGCTGCCCTACTATGTGTTCGAGTGGGGCAAGACCTTGCTCGGCTTCCACCATGGGCATTTGCGCAAGAACGACCAGTTGCCAGCACTGTTCGCGGCGCAGTTCCGCGAGGCGTGGGGGCGCTGTCCCAAGGTCTATATCCACACCGGCCATCGGCACCACAAGGAAGACAAGGAGCACGCGGGCGCGCGGGTTATCCAGCATCCGACGCTGGCAGCGCGCGATGCCTATGCGGCGCGCGGCGGGTGGTGGTCAGAGCGCGCGATCACCTCGATCACCTACCACAGCCAATACGGGGAGGTCGGATCCTCGACGGTCACCCCCGAGATGTTGGAGGCAGCATGATTACCGAAGAACAGGCGGGCCTTTTCCGGGTGCGGGACGATGACCCGTTCGGCGCTGACCACGAAATCCCCGATTACGCAGACGCCTTTGCCACCTCGCTGGAGCGGATCGCCCGTCAAATCCGGCGGGGCGATGTGGTTAGTGACCTGGGGCCGTGGGTGTCCCTGATCGGGCGCATGATGGAGCGAAAGATATGAAAATCCCCAGCATTGTTCAGGCGGTTGCTTCGACGCTCATACGGCAACACCCGCCAAGGATCGAGCCCATGCCCACCGCTGACCCCTTCCCCGCGATCCTCAAGAAGGTTCTGGTGCACGAGGGCGGGTTCATTGACCACCCCAAAGACCCCGGCGGCGCGACCATGAAGGGGGTGACGCAGGCGACCTATAACGGCTGGCGCGCTCGGCAGGGCAAGGAACCGCGCTCGGTTCGCTTCATCACCGACGCAGAGCTGACCGCGATCTACCGCCGCGACTTTTGGGACAGGGTGCGTGGCGACGACCTGCCGCCGGGCATCAACTATGCCGTGTTCGATTTCGCCGTGAATAGCGGGGTGAGCCGCGCCGCTCGCTATCTGCAAAAGGTGGTCGGTGTCGCGCAGGATGGCCAGATCGGGCCGAACACGCTTTCCGCCACGCGCTCCAAAGACCCGGCTGCTGTGATCGACCAGCTCTGTGATGACCGGCTGGCGTTCATGCGCTCGCTGCGCATCTGGCCAACGTTCGGCAAGGGCTGGCGCAGGCGCGTCGATGACGTTCGCCGCGTCGCCAAGACCATGATTGCATGACAATTCCCCAAGACGAAAGGACAAGGACAATGGCAGAGCAGACCCCCATCATCGTGACCGACAACACCCTTGAAGGTCAGATCAGCACCCTGCTGCGCTATCTGGTGGCAGCGGGCGGCGCGTTCGCGCTCGGCAAGGGGTGGATTGACGACGTGACCCTGCAAGCCCTGACCGCGCTCGCTACCGTCGCTGTGCCGATGGTCTGGGGCATCTGGAAGACCTACACCGCCAAGCAGAAGCTGATCGCAACCGCACAGTTCGCGCCGGACTCGATTGCGCAGGTGGTGAGGAAATGAAAACCGCCACGTGCGGAGCAGAGGTGGCGGTCACTGGCGGCGATCAACCCGCCAGCCCCTTTCGGGGTTTTGAGAACACGCGAGCCGGATTACGAATACCGACCGGGCCACCGCCATTTGCGTCTCTAGAAAACGATGGGGGCGCGATCCCCCACGCCGCCGCGTGATTGTCGGAGTATAACCCATGGGCAAGTTAATCGCAAGCGGTGTCGGCAGCAAGCTGGACGATATTGTGCCGCATCTCTGGATCGTCCGCATCGTTATTCTGATCGTGCTTGGCGTCTGCGTCGTGCTTGCCCTGAACTACGCATCATGCAGCCGTCAGGAGGCCGCGCAGAGCCGCCAGGACGAGCGATCGGCGCAGGCGGGCACCAAGACAGCGGGCGAGGCTCTGGACACGCTGCAAGAGGCGCAGGAACGGGACGCAGGGACAGACCGGATCGTCATCATCGGAAAGAAGGAAGTCGCAGATGCGCAAACGGACGTTGACGCTGATGCTGCCGCTCGTCGCGCCATTTGCGGGATGCAGCACACTCGTGACCAGCCCGCCTGCCGAGTGTTCTCAGTTCATCCCTGATAGCTGGCGCGAGCCGATCCCCGGCGCACCGCTGCCCACCGGCATGGACGCACGCGCATGGATGGCGTTCGGGATCGAGCAATCTGGCCAGCTCGACAAGAGCAACGGGCGCACGGCGGATATCCTGCACATCGTGTCTGCCTGTGAGAAGAATGCGAACAAGGCGCGGGCTCGGGGGAAGTGGCTAGGGGTGTTCTAAGGCTGTCAGGATGCATCGCCTGCGCTCAGCATTGGCGATCTATCGTCGATCTCCAAAGCGCAAGTGCTGACGGCGAATGTCAGCAACATGCAGAGCGGGAAGATGATGAACATGAAGTTCCCCACCTTGATCGGGTCAGGCCCTCGCATCACCCCTCACCCCCGATAGCAGCCGAGATAGCCCGGACCATGGCGAGGGCGTCGATCTGTTTGGGGGTCATCCTGCACTCCTGATAGCTGCGGCGATGGAAGTGGCAACGTCTGTCGCGTCGTCCCATTCCATGCACCCCTTTGCTGCCTCATCCGCCACCTGTGCATCCCTCTCCTTCTGCGCCGCTACCTCGCGGGCGATTAGGGGGAGGATCGTGTCGGCGAAGGCCTCAATCCGGCTGCCCAGCGGAATACCTGTCAGGGTGTCAATCTCGGGCTGATACGCTTCGATCAGGCGGCAGAGTTCGTGGCGAAGGTCATCCTGCATTGTCAGCACTCCTGATAGCATCTGCCCGTTTCCGAAGAACCTGGGCACACGATTGGGCCATGTGGTGGCCACCCGAATAGCCGTCGAGATATTCGGCGGCGTCGGTCAGGTGGGTTGCCACCTCGCGGGCGATGAGGGGGCGCAGTGCGCGCGCCCTGTTCTCGACTGTCGCAGCCTGTGTTGCGACTAGAACCCGCGCGATCTCATTGGTCAGTTCATCCTGCATTGCGTGTCTCCATGTGATCTGTTGCGGCTGCGAGCGCCCATTCAAGGGCCGCAATTTCTTTCCGATGCTTGAGGGCCGCGCTGGTGTGGTCGGCATAGTCGCGGGCAACGTAGGTATCGTGTCCGGTGCGCGCTTCAAAGCGGTCCCACTCGGGCTGCAAAAGCTCAAGCATTCGCTCGCACGAGGCCAATTGCTGCCTACGGTCTGACAGCATCTTTTCGATGGTCAGGCGCTGGTCAGTCTGTTCAACCATTGTGATCTCCTAGTGCTTGGCGGATGAATGCGTCGGTGCATCCCTCACACGCCTGATACATCCAAGCATCGTGTTTGCAGCGATCGTGCTTGGATGGTCTGCCGTCTGGAAACCACGGCGTCTCAACCGGACGGGGTATAGTGCCAGCTTCGATAGCTTCTAACACGCCCCTCAGCCGAGCAATCTCCGCCGCCTGGCGCTCAACGGTGGCTTGCAGGGTGGCGCGTTCGGCGGCGCGGTGGGCCTCCGCCCATTGCTGCATGTGCATCTGGACGTGTTCGGCAAGCACCTTCGCGGCTTCCGGCATGTCCGCGATATCGGCCTCGACCGTGCCGTCATTGTGGATTTTCAGCAGCGGCCTGATGGGCGAGCCGATCACGAACGCAGATGGGGTGTTCGCGCCAGTATCGGCCATTGTGATCCCCCCTGAATATTCGCGCGCTTGGTTCTGCAGATGCTCGACCAGCGCCATCTGTTCACCCGTTTCCATCGCCGCCTCCGATCTTGGAGAGGGTGGCGCGGGGGGAGTTCCATGCGATAAATGCTGTGCAAGCCGGGTCATCCGGGTGCGCGCCAGTATCGCGGCTGCATGGCCCAAGGTCGGCACAGTCGCGGCACAACCGTTCTTTGTTGTCCTTGGCCTCGCTCATCGATGCCCCCTCTCACCATATTTTGCGCGCCGAGTAGCCCATGCGCGGGAGCGGATTGCGGCAAGCTCATGCGCTGCCTTGGGTGGCGCGCTCCGGTGACGTGGAGCCTGACCGGGGAGATACGGGCCGCAGTCCAAGCCGGTGCAAGGCGAGCAACCGCAGACGCATTCGCCCCCGACACTGCCAACGTAAATGACCCTCGGGGCGCTGTCCTGGGTATGGGTCATGCTGCGGCTCCCTCTGGTCATGGGGTTCACTTTCCGTAACAGGCCCAAGCGGGCGCAACCGCGATGATTGCCGAGTGCAGGTCTTCGACATGCCCCCAGCTTTCGTTATAGACCCGCCAGCCCTTCTCGTTGTCACCATCGTGGTCAGGCTCGCGGCCATAGGCGCACTCGTCGAGCCAACGCGCCGCGAAATCTGCGCAGCCGAAAGCATCCATTTTGAATGGAAAAGCGACGTAGCCCTCCTTTTTTTCGTAATCAGACCAAAGGAAGATGATCCGATCCGGGCGCTTGGGCTTGTCGAGATGGCGGTATGCCTCGTGCGTAAAGGCCTCATGGCCAGCGCGGATCACATAGCCCACGGCAGCTTTGTGCCCGGACCCGGCGAAGGCCAGCGCGATAGCATCGGCCAGCGTCTTTTTGCCTGTGCAGATCATATTGAAGGCAAAGTTGTCCATTACAATCTCCTATGCGGCTCCCCGACCAGATGCGCAGCGTTGACAACAGTTGTGGTCCAGCGCACCAATCGGGCCAATTACAAGCCAGTCCGACGCATCACGTCCGCACGCAGTCTTGCCGTCCGATCCCTGCAAGTGATAAACATCGCGCGACCACCACTGATTGCCCTTCGCGCCCTTTTGGACACTTGGGCGCGGGCGAGGCGAGCAGATTGCTATAAGGGGCTTCATGCTGCGGCTCCCTTGAGGCGGGGGGACATCAGAACATCTCCATCTGTGCTGGGTTGAGGCTGGTCAGCCATTCCAGAATTGCATTGGCGTCCCGGCTGTCCTTGCGCTCCATGGCGCTGCGAAGATCTGCGATCGCGAGGGCAAGGGCATCGGCGCGGGTCGGTGCGGCCCTGTGCATGGTCAGCGGCGCCGATCTGCCGTGGCAGTCTCCCTGCATCAGCTGGAACGCAGTTGCCCACAGCCATTGCTCGCCAGTGTTGCAGAACTCGATCTCGGCTATAGGGCATCCGCGCCAGCCCTTTTGCTCGCGGGGCAGTGTGAGGCTTTCGGTGGCCGGGTAGACGCCGTGTTCGTTCGGGGTGATCGTAGCCATTACGACCTCTCCAGATAAGCGATTGCAGCGGTGCGATAGGCAAGGTCATCAATGGCTGAGAGCCGGACATTGCAGCGATGGCAGAGGATGCCCCGAACCTTGCCGGTAGTGTGGCAGTGATCGATGCAGGGGCGTTCCATGGGGCCGGTGCAGATGGCACACACCCCGCCTTGCTCGGCAACCATGCGGTCAACGTCAGCGGGGGTCAGGCCGTAGCGCGTCTTGATCTGCCATGCGCGCTTCTGCTCGGCAGGCGGCTTGCGTCCCCGGTAGCCTTTCTCGCGGCGATATTCGTTCAT